GCGCAAAGGAATACACCACTTATCTGTTTGGTACTGGTGCAATTCAGTATGCCCCTGCCCCTGTGGATACACCTGTTGAAGTGGTTCGTGAAGCAAAGAAAGATGGCGGTTATAACGAACTGATTACAAGGATTCGTGAAACCTTCCATCCAAATGGATTCAGCTTTGTGAAACCCAATGATTCTTACACTGCTTCCCCCACTGACAATCAGCTTGGTGCAAATGCAAGTGGTTCTTCCAACTGGATAATTGCAGGAAATCCGAAGAACATTGCAATTGCAAGAATCATTTCCAATGGCTAATAACAAGCCGATTAATAAAGTGGAAGGGGGTTGAACTGATGTTCATTGTTATTGAAAATCGTGTGTATGCTTCCACAAGAAATGCATCAGGTAAGTATCCGCTTGTATCCATAACAAAGGATGCAAGCGGTACTGTTACTATAAAGGATGAAGATGAAGGCATCACAACCCTTCCTGCAATGCACAAAAGAATGACCTTGGAAGAAGTTATTGCAGCTTTCAATATAACTAGTGAAACAAATAATGGTTACAAAGAAGCTGTTGATACAAATGAGCATAAACCTGTTACGGTAACGAAAAGAAAGACTGCAAATAAAAAAGTTGCAGGATGAAAGGGGTGATAGCCAATGGCTGATATATCTGACAGACTGGAAGCTTTAATTCAGACTATACAGAATGTATCAAGCCTTGGTGCATCCTTTGTTTATGATGTTGGGAAGTTGCTCGAATCGTTCGGCTATGAATTGCAGAATGGTGATGACTGGCTTCTTGGCTTCTGCATTCAGAAGGTAGAAAACAACATCAAAAATGAATGCAATGTTTCAAGCGTTCCTTGCGGACTGAAAAAAGTAGCTGCACAGATGGTTGTTGGCGAATTTTTATTCGCAAAGAAAGGGATTGGGCAATTACAGGGTTTGGATATTGACATTGATGCAGCAGTCAAGCAAATTCAGGAAGGTGACACAAATGTGACCTTTGCCTTTGGCAATGGAAGTATGACACCTGAACAAAGATTGGATTCGCTGATTGCTTATTTGATGACAAGCGGTAAAAGTCAATTTGTCCATTACAGGCGGTTAAGATGGTAAGAAAAGCGATTGAAAGCCTGTACAAAGATAAATGTTCTATTGTGGAATACAGGTCTTATAAAAAGGCAAATAAATCCACTGGACAGAAAGAATTTACCGTTCTTGAAAACCAACCCTGTAAATTGTCCTTTTCTACAATCAAAAGCAACATAGAAACCGCAAGTGCTGAAATGGTTACACAGGTGGTTAAGCTGTTCATTGCGCCTGAAATTGTTATTAAACCAGGTTCAAAGATAATTGTTGAACACCAAGGCAGAACAACTGTATATAAGAACAGCGGTGAACCTGCAATATACCCTTCGCACCAAGAAGTGATGCTTGAACTGTTTGATGGGTGGTCATGATGGGCAAAAGTGTTAAAGTTTACACCAAAGGACTTGAACAGTTCAGGGATAGGTTGCAACAATTGAGTGAAGAACAAGTCCAAATATTCATTACTTCATGTGCCAAAGAACTTGCTGCAAGGTTGTTGGCGAAAGTCATTAAAAGAACACCTGTTGGTGATTATGGAAAGTCCATCATGCGTGATGAAACAGGTGAAGCTATCCGATACAAAAGCGGAAAAAACAAAGGCAAGGTCAAAAAGCAAGTGGTCAAGAAGGGTGGCACATTAAGAAGGGGATGGACAGCTAAAACCGAAGCAGAAGCTGAAAGTGGCACAGGTAAAGGCAAGGATGCAGTTGAATATGCAAATTCGCTGCCAATTCGGAAAGTTGGTAGTGATTACATCATTGAAATTATAAACCCTGTTCATTATGCATCCTATGTTGAATTTGGTCACAGAACCGCTAATCACAAAGGTTGGGTTGAAGGAAAATTCATGCTGACTATTTCAGAACAGGAACTTGAAGCTGATGCACCAAGGGTGATTGAAAACAAGTTGATTAAGTACCTGGGGGAATGCTTTAAATGATAAACAAAATTATTGATGGTATATGTGAAAAATTAAATGAATCATTCGGTGATGGGTACGAAATTTACACTGAATTGAAGAATCAGGGTTTGAAAGAACCCTGTTTTTCTGTTACATGTGTGAATCCCATCAGCAATCAGGTGTTGGGCAATCGGTATTTCAGAAACAACTTGTTTTCCATCTTGTACTTCCCTGCATCTAAAGAACCCAAAAGTGAATGCTATGCGGTTCTTGAAAAGCTATATCTTGCATTGGAAACTATCAAAATCAAGGAAACACTTCCTGATGAATCCATCAAGGAAAGCTTGGCCAGGGGTACAAACATGCGTGGTGAATTGGTGGATGGTGTTCTGAACTTCCTTGTGAACTTCAACTTGTTTGTTTATAAGGTTGAAGATGCAGACCTGATGGAAGAAGTAATTCAAAAATCGGATTTGAAGTAACGAAAGGATGGATGAAAACCATGGCAAAAGAGCATAAAGAAACTGACAATATTGAAGTTAAGTTTTCAAAAAGTCAGTTGGTTGAATCCAAGAGGTTCAGTGGTCTAAAAGACTTGTTGAACACCATCTTGGAAGATGGCAAAGAATACACTTTGGATGAAGTTGTGTCCAAGGTGGACAAATACATGAAAGGTAAGGTGAAATAATATGGCACTGGGCGGTGGTACTTTTGTTACACAGAATAAAATACTTCCTGGCAGCTATATCAATGTAATCAGTGCAGCTTCCGCAAGTGCAGAATTGTCTGACAGGGGTATTGTTGCAATTCCACTAAATTTGAAGTGGGGTCAGGAAGGTGCTGTTATCACAGTTGAAAAAGGCGATTTCCAAAAGAACTGCTTCAAGTTGTTTGGGTACTCTTACACTGATGATGAAATGAAGCCTTTGCGTGAAATCTTCATGAATGCAACCAAAGTATTTGTGTACAGACTTGGAACAGGCACGAAAGCACAAAACACTTATGCAACAGCAAAACATGCCGGCGCAAGGGGTAATGACATAAAGATTGTTATTTCAACCAATGTTGATGATGCAAATAAGTCTGATGTCAAGACCTATGTTGGCAGTCAACTTGTTGATAGTCAGACGGTTGTGACAGCAAGCAAGACAACTGCACTTGCTGACAATGATTTTGTTGTTTGGAAAGATGATGTTGCACTTGACAATACAGCAGGAACATCTTTGGCAGGCGGTGCGAATGCAACCATAACTGGTTCAGACCATTCAACTGCACTTGGTGCTTTGGAAGCTTATGCTTTCAATGTACTGATTTGTGATTCTACTGATGAAACTACAAAAGGATTGTACAGCAATTTCACAAAGCGTATGCGTGATGAAGTCGGCATCAAGTTCCAGTGTGTTGTTCATAGGTACACTACACCCGATTATGAAGGTGTTGTTTCTGTTGAAAACAATGACACACCTGAATTGGTTTACTGGGTTGGTGGTGCTTTGGCAGGATGTGCAATCAACAAGTCCTTAACCAATAGGCAGTACAATGGTGAATGTACAGTTGATGTGGACTATACACAGACTGAACTGGAAGCAGCCTTGCTTGCAGGAAAATTTATATTCCATGCTGTGGGTGATTCGGTTAGAGTGCTTGAAGATATCAACTGCCTTGTTACCACAACTGCTGACAAAGGTGATGTATTCAAAGACAATCAGACCATCAGAGTTATTGACCAAATTGCAAATGACATTGCAACCTTGTTCAATACAAAATACCTGGGTGTTGTTCCGAATGATGCATCAGGCAGAATCAGCCTTTGGGCAGATATCGTGAAGCATCATGAACAGTTGCAGACTATCAGAGCAATTGAAAATTTCAGTGATTCTGATGTGTCTGTCACACAGGGAAATACAAAGAAATCAGTGGTGGTCAATGATGTTGTGACCATTGTGAACACAATGACACAGCTTTATATGACCTGCATTGTGCAGTAAGGAAAGGGGTGTAATTTGCAATGCTTAACAACATAGTTATGAAAGGCAAGGATGCGATTTCCGCAAAGCTTGCCGAATGCTTCATCACCATTGAAGGCAACAGATACAACTTCATGCAGATGATTAACTTTGAAGCAAAATTTGAAAAGAACAAGACCGAAGTTCCCATCCTGGGCAAGACTGGTGTTGGGAATAAGGCAACTGGTTGGAAAGGCAGCGGTTCTGCAACTGCACATTACAACCAGTCAGTTTTGAGAACCCTTTTGCAGAAGTACAAGGACACTGGTGAAGATGTTTATTTTGAAATTCAGGTCACCAATGATGACCCGACAAGTGCAGCAGGAAGGCAGACCATTGTATTTCTTGACTGCAACACTGATGGGGGTATCCTTGCAAAGTTTGATGCTGATGGTGAATACCTGGATGAAGATATTGACTTCACCTTTGAGGACTTTAAGATGCCTGAAACATTCAAACTTCTTGATGGTATGGTATAAAAACACAAGTATAATGCCCCTTGGGATAGTTCGGTCTTGTGCGAACATCCAGGGGGCATTTTTAATCATTAACATTGAAAGAAAGGTGGATATTATGTCAAATTTGAAACTGTTTTTGAAACAGAATAAGAAAGTCAGAGAAAATACAACTTACCCTGCAACCAAATCCCTTTGTGATGAAAATGGGAATCCCCTGCTTTGGGAAATCAAACCACTGACTACAAAAGAAAGCGAAGATATTCGTGAATCCTGCATGGTTGAAGTTCCTGTGAAAGGTAAACCAGGAATGTTCAGACCGAAGTTGAACACTTCATTATACCTTGCAAAGATAATGGTTGCATCCATTGTGCATCCAAATCTTTATGATGCTGAATTGCAGGACAGCTATGGGGTAAAGACCCCCGAAGAACTTTTGAAAGAAATGATTGATGACCCTGGTGAATACAATGACTTTGCTGCATTCATCCAGGAATTCAACGGTTTTAATACAACCCTGGAAGAAAAGGTTGAAGAAGCAAAAAACTAATTGAAGAAGGTGACAGTGATGCAGTCTTTGCACATTATTGTTTGCATAGGCTGCACATGTTACCTTCTGAATTCGTCAACCTTGACCCACAGGAAAAAGCTTTTGTGATTGCATCCATAAAAATCAAAATGGAAGCTGAAAAAGCCGAAGCTGAAAAAATTAAAAAGGCAAGAAAAAGAAAGTGATAATCTTTGACAAGAAAGGCAGGTGATTGAATGTGGCAACTATTCAAACAGCTATAAGGCTGACGGATATGATGACTTCCCCACTGATGAATATAACACAAGCATTGAACATGACCGTCAGTGCGTTTGAAGCTATTGAAAATAAAGCAAATTCGGCTTTTGATGCAGCGGAACTTGACGGTGTAAGGGAAAGAATCAATGCTGCTAATATTGAACTGAATGAAGTGGTGGAAAACATCAGAAGAAACACCGAAGAACAGGAAAAGTTCAATCAATCTTTGAACACTGGTGTTTCTCACAGCAATAAACTGTTGTCATCTATAAAAAAAGCTGCTGCTGCATACTTGTCATGGAGAGCAGTTGTAAGGACATTGGACTTGTCTGATACAATGGCTTTATCCGAAGCAAGATTATCCTTGATTGTGGATGATGGTGGTTCTGTTGAAGAACTGGAAAAGAAAATATTTGCTTCTGCACAAAGAGCAAGGGCGAATTACCAAGATACAATAGACATTGTTTCAAAGCTTGGATTGCTTGCAGGAAAAGCATTTACCAGTAATGATGAAATCATTGCATTCCAAGAGTTGATGAATAAAAGCTTCATTATTGGTGGTGCATCTGCACAGGAACAAGCTTCTGCAATGTATCAGTTGACACAGGCAATGGCATCAGGAAGGCTGCAAGGTGATGAATATAGAAGCATCATTGAAAATGCGCCATTGCTTGCCAAAGCAATTGAAGATTATATGGTCAAAGTAAAAGGTGCAAAAGGAACAATGAAGGAATGGGCATCAGAAGGATTGCTGACTGCTGATGTCATAAAAGCTGCATTGTTCAGTTCCGCTGATGAAATTGAAGAACGGTTCAACGACATGCCAATGACCTTTGGACAGGTTTGGACTTCTATCAAGAATCAGGCATCATTGATATTTCAGCCGATACTAAAAACACTGAATGAAGTGGCAAATAATGAGAAATTCAACAAAATGGTCATAGGGGTTACCAATGCACTGACTGTTGTTGCAGCGGTAGCAACTGAAATTTTTGATGTGGTTGCTTCAATTGGTTCATGGGCATATGATAACTGGTCAACCCTTGAACCTATAATTTGGGGTATAGTTGCAGCAATGGCAGTTTGGAAGGTGGCAACATTGCTTCATGCAGCTTCTGTTGGAATTGCAGCAGCAGCCGAAGCAGGATATACAGGAATAAAAGGCATTGCAATTGGTGTAACAGCAGCATTGACTGGTTCAACCATAGCAGCAACTGCTGCACAGTGGGGATTTAATACTGCTTTGTTCTCCTGCCCTATTGTTTGGATACTTGCAGCACTTATTGCCTTGGTTGTCTTGTTTGTTATGTTTACGGAAGAAATCATGGGTGCAATCTTTTGGCTTGGCGCATTGTTCAAAAATCTTGGATTGTGGATTGCAAACCTTGGAATTGCAGCTTGGGAAGTCATAAAGAACATAGGACTTTGGTTTGCAAACTTGGGTCTGTCCATTTGGGCAGGAATCAAGAATGTTGGACTGTGGTTTGCAAATCTTGGTCTTGGCATTTGGGAAGTATTGAAGGCATGTGCAAGTAATGTCATGGGTGCTTTCCAAAATGCATGGATAAATATTCAGATTGGCTTTTGGAGTGTAATCAAGGCTATTGTTGAAGGTGTTAAGACAGCTATTGAATGGTTGAATAAGATACCAGGTGTTGATATATCCACAACAGGAATTACAAATGCAGTCAATAGTTATACACAAAAGATGGCTGAACTTGAAGCTTCAAAGCATCAGTATGAAGATATCGGTGAAGCCTGGGATAGAGGTTTTAACACTTACGAATATGAAAGCGTGTCAGAAGCTTACAATACTTTTGAATATGGCAGTGTAAGTGATGCCTTCCACACATTTGACACCTTTGAAGAAGGTTGGGGTTCAAGTGCATATGCAGCAGGTGCGGAAGTTGGTGCAGGAATCAGCGATTGGATAGACAACAATCTTTCAATGAATGCGCTTCTTAAAAAATTTGGTGCAACAGCACCCGAATCAACTGCATATGACGGTACAGGCTTGGATGTATCACAATATCTTGCTGACATAGCTGATGATACCAACAGCATTGCAGGTTCAGTTGAATTGTCAGGTGAAGAACTAAAATATTTGCGTGATATTGCTGAAAGGGATGCTGTAAACAGGTTCACTACTGCTGAACTTACAGTGAACTTTTCTTCTGACATTAAAGCTGCGAATTCAGAAGTTGACCTTGATGGTGTTGTTGCTTACCTGGAAGAAAGAGTTCAGGAAACACTTGAAATGGTTGCGGAAGGGGTGCATGCTTAATGGCTTATGATTTTTATTTGGATGCAATGCTGTTGCCTGTTACCCCTTCAAAATTAACCATCAGTATTGACAACAAAAACAAGACCATGGTGTTGATAAATGATGGTGAAATCAATATTTTGAAGAAACCAGGCTTGACAGATATATCTTTTACAGCATTGTTACCACAGACAAAATATCCATTTGCAGTATATAAGAACGGTTTTCAGAAAGCTGATGTTTTCCTTGATAAACTGGAACAATTAAAAACAAGTCAGAAACCATTCCAGTTCATTGTGTCAAGAACATTCCCAAATGGAAAGCTTCTGTTTGATACAAATATCAAGGTCAGCTTGGAAGATTATAAAATAATCGAAGATTCAAAGAATGGTTTTGATGTGAATGTGGAAATAAAGTTGAAGCAGTACAGAGATTATGGATCAAAGACTGTCAATGTTACCATCAAACAATCAAAACCAGTTGCAACAGTGCAAAACACAAGACCTGCTGAATCATCCCCTGCACCAAAGGTGACAGCAAAATCATATACAGTTGCCAAAGGTGATACACTTTGGGCAATTGCCAAAAAGTATTATGGTGATGGTTCAAAGTACACTAAAATATTTGAAGCAAACAAAGGTGTTCTGAAAAATCCAAATGTGATTTATCCAGGTCAAGTGTTGGCTTTACCTGTATAAGGGGGTGACACTTTGAATGTTGAATTGCTGATTCAGAACGGAAACAAAGTGTATGCCCCTGTTGTTCAGGAAGGCATTACATGGGATACGGAAAGAAAAGGTTCACCTGGAAAGCTGACCTTCACAGTCATCAAAGACCAAGACATTAACTTCACCGAAGGAAACCCTGTCAGATTGGTTGTTGATGGTGTGAAGCTTTTTTATGGGTTTGTCTTTTCAAAAAAGCGTGATAAACAGCAGAACGTCACTGTTACAGCTTATGACCAACTGCGGTATTTGAAAAATAAAGACACCTATGTTTACACAAATAAGACTGCATCAGACTTCATCAAGATGGTTGCTGATGATTACAACTTAAACCTTGGAACAATTGAAAAAACAAGCTACATTATAGCATCCAGGGTTGAGGATAACACAACACTAATGGACATGATACAGAATGCACTGGATTTGGAACTGATGAATAAAAAGACCATGTATGTTCTGTATGATGACTTTGGAAAGCTGACCTTGAAATCACTTGAAAATATGAAGGTTGGTGTGGTCATTGATGAAGAAACTGGCGAAAACTTTGATTATACATCAAGCATTGATTCACAGACCTATAACAAAATCAAGCTTGTGTATGAGAACGAAAAAACAGGAAAAAGGGAAGTTTATATTGCACAGGATTCAAATAACATGAACAACTGGGGTATTCTGCAATATTATGACACTTTGCAGGAAGGTGAAAATGGAAAAGCAAAGGCTGATGCCCTTCTTTCACTTTACAATGTAAAGACAAGAAACCTGAAAATCACAAATGCCTTTGGGCATCTATCAGTCAGGGCAGGAAGCATGGTTGTTGTAAATTTGAACCTGGGCGACATTGCAGTTCAAAATTTCATGCTTGTTGAAAAGTGCAAGCACATTTTCAATGAGAGTGAACACAAAATGGACTTAACCTTGAAAGGTGGTGAATTCATTGCCTAATCTAATTGAATTGATAAAGAAAGCAGCTTTGGATGCTGTTGAAGCTTCCAAACCCTGTGCAGTAATGTTTGGCAAGGTCACTTCCATTTCACCACTAAAAGTAAATGTGGAACAAAAGCTGACCCTTACAGAAGCACAGTTGATTCTGACCAGGAATGTGACTGATTTCAAAACCAACATCACTGTTGACCACTACACAGAAGATAATACCCACAGTCATTCATACACAGATGATGGCAGCAGTTCAACCACTGGAAGCAATACACACAAGCATCAGGTCAAAGGAAAAAAGGAAATTACCGTTCATAATAGCTTGGTTGTCGGTGATACTGTTCTTCTTTTGAGGATGCAAGGTGGTCAGCAATATGTTGTATTGGATAGGTTGATAACATGATACCGTCAACCAATGGCTTTCTTACACAGGATTTTGAAATTGAAAAACAACCAAGCAAAACATACAAGATGCACCTTGATGAAAGTATCATCCTGGGATATGCTGACGGACTTGAAGCAATGGTTCAAGAAGTTTATCACATATTGAACACTGAAAGATACCAATATGTGATTTATTCATGGAATTATGGAATTGAACTTGTTGATTTATACGGTCAACCAATCAGTTATGTGATTCCCGAACTAAAAAGGCGAATTACAGAAGCTTTGACCTGGGATGAAAGAATCATCAGTGTTGACAACTTTGACTTTGAAGTGAACAAAGGAAAAATAACCTGTCGCTTCACTGTACACACCATTTATGGTGATATCGAAACAGAAAAGGTGGTGAATTTCTGATGTATGAAAATATGACTTATGAAGTCATTTTGCAGAGGATGCTTGACAGAGTTCCTGACACATTGAACAAGCGTGAAGGCAGTATCATATATGATGCCCTTGCCCCTGCTGCGGTAGAACTTACTTTGGCATACATGCAATTTGACATGATACTGAATGAAGCATTTGGTGACACTGCATCAAGAGATTATCTTATCAGAAGGGCAAAGGAAAGGGGTCTTACACCTGAACCTGCAACAAAAGCAATCCTTCAAGGCGAATTCACCCCTTCAAGCATTGATGTTCTGAATAAAAGGTTCAACCTTGGTTCATTGAACTATGTTGTCACTGAACTGATTTCACCTGGTGTTTACAAAGTGCAATGTGAAACAGCAGGAACTATTGGAAACCAATACTTGGATGACATCATCCCAATTGATTACATTGAAGGACTTGAAACAGCAAAATTGACACAGGTTCTTATTCCAGGTGAAGATGAAGAAGATACGGAAGTTTTCAGACAACGGTATTTTGCATCATTTGGTGAAAAAAGCTATGGTGGTAATGTTACTGATTACCTGACAAAAACCAATTCCATTCCTGGGGTTGGTTCAACAAAGGTCACACCTATTTGGGATGGCGGTGGAACTGTCAAGCTTACCATTCTTGATGCAACCTATAACAAAGCAAGTTCAACTTTGATTGATGCTGTTCAAAATGCAATTGACCCTTCCCCACAAGGTGAAGGTTGGGGAATTGCACCTATCGGACACATTGTGACAGTTGACACTGTTGAAGAAGTAACAGTTGATATTGCTGCAAATATAACCTTTGACACTGGGTATTCATGGGAAGCACTACAAACACAAGCAATTGCAGCACTTGAAGATTATATGCTTGAATTAAGAAGTGACTGGGCAAATCAGGGAAGTTTAATTGTGAGAATTGCACAGATTGAAACCAGGTTGCTTGCAATCGAAGGCATCATTGATATTTCAGGAACAACCATCAATGGTGATGCAAATAATCTGACCCTGACCACCTATCAAATACCTGTATTGGGAAGTGTAACACCATGAGCAGGGAAATAGTTCTCATTGATTATCTTCCACCCTTCCTTCAAGGGTACAGGGAAATTCAAGCAATAATGACCGCTGAAAATCCTGAATTTCAAGCGGTTAGTGATGAAGGTCAGGTGGTGTTGGATAATACATTTATCATGTATTGCAGTGAAAAAGGCATTGCAAGGTTTGAAAAAATGTTGGGAATTTATCCTTTACCAACTGACACATTGGATTCCAGGCGGTCAAGGGTTTTGACAAGGTGGAATGAGGTTGTTCCTTACACTTTGAAATCTTTTCTTTCAAAACTTACTGCATTACAGGGTAATGACAATATTCAAATAACTTTCTTCAATGACCAGTACAAAATTCAAGTTGTTACACATCTTGAAAAGCATGGTCAGCAGGATGCTTTGGCTTATCTGTTCAGAACAATCATTCCTTGCAACTTGGTTGTTGAATCAATTAACATCCTGGATGCAAAAACAGGTGCTAACATAATGTTGGGAAGTGGTATCACTTACACAAACATTGAGTTCATCACCAATGACATTAAAGAAACATTTGATGAAGTCAGTGATTTGAGATTTGCCAATGCAATCACAGGCACTGAAATAATAAGTATTGCAACGAGTATATGAAATGAAAGGTGGAAAAATATCATGGCAGAATTCAGTTCATTTGTAATTCAACCAAAAGGACATGCATTGATGTCAAAGTTGATTGCAGGAAGCGGAACATGCAACTTTTCTGCAATCAGAACATCAACAACTGTCTACACACAAGGACAGCTTGAATCAGGATTGACTTCCCTGACTAATATTAAGCAGTCAACGGAAATTTCAAGCATCAGCAGAATCAATAATACTTCTGTAAATATAAAAGGTGCTTTGAACAACAAAGACTTGGTGACTGGATATACAGTCAACACCATTGGTCTGTATGCAATTGACCCTGATGAAGGTGAAATCCTTTATGCAGTGGCAAGGGCAATTCAGGCAGGATATATGCCCCCTTACAATGGTATCACATCAAGTGGAATCTTATTTGACTTTGTGATTACTGTTGGGAATGCAGAAAATGTTACTGTTATAGTCAACCCTGCTGCGGTTGCAACACAAGCAGATGTCATTGAAATCAATGCAAAAATTGCTGACCTGGCAGGTTATGTTGGCTACACAGATGATGACATTGTGGGTGTTGAAGTTGACTATGAAAACAGAACATTCACAAGACTTGCAGGTGCAGTTGGCAAAACACCTGGGGCAGACTTTGACAGCATCCTTGCTTTCGGTGGCAGAAGAAGGTGCAACCTTGCTGATAATGGAAC